TGAGGTCCAACAATTAATTAAATCTGTAAATAGAAAAGGTTATGATAAGTATAGATGTAAAGACGCACCTATCAATTCTGTATGTCAATCGGGTTTATGTAGAACAAAAAGATTTGGTGTAGGATTTGGTGAAGAAGAAATGCCTGTACTTGGAAGTCTAACTAAATACTCATCAACGCCACCACAATGGTTTTTAGATGTTAGTGGAACGCGGATCGAATTAAAATCAGAACAACTTTATAATCCAGGTATGTTTGCATTAGCGTGTTTAGATCAAGCTAATCTAGTTGTACCTGTACCAAAACCAAAAGATTGGAAACAACATTTTTTAAAACCAATGATGCAAAATTTACAAGAAGTAGAACCATTAGAATCTTTAAATCCTACTAATGAAATACTAGGATTACTACAAGACTGGACTACTAATAGACAATCAGCAAGAACATTTGATGACATATTAAATAAACTTCCTTTCACAGATGAGAAGAGAGAGTTTACATATTTTAGAATGGAAGACTTTTATAATTTTTGTAAAAGAAATCATTGGGAAAAAGATAAAACACAGACAGGTAATTTATTAAAACAATTAGATGAGTTTGTAGAAGAATCAAGAATGAGAGTTAAGAAACAACAACCAAGATTAATTAAAATCAAAACAATGAAACAAACAGAACCAACAACTTCTAAAATTCCTTTTCAGGAAGAACATTTTTAATGTTTGATAAAGATGTAGGAGAAAATTGGCACTTAAGATTTCGTTTAAAGTTAGAGGAACTACAAAAAGAAAACGAATATCTTAAAATGAAAAACAGATTATTAACAAGGAAAATAAAAAAATATGAAAACAATAATATTAGGACCTCCTGGAACAGGCAAGACAACAACACTGCTGAATCTAGTGGACGAGTTCATACAACAGGGAATAAGACCTAAACAAATAGGTTATTTTTCTTTTACCAAGAAAGCTGCAACAGAAGCAGCAACTAGAGCTGCGGAAAAGTTTGGCCTAGATATAGAAAATGATTTAAGTAATTTTAGAACTTTACATTCTTACGCATTTAATCAGCTAGGAATGACTAAAGAAAAAATGATGGGACGTGATGACTACAAAGAGTTTGGTGAGAAATGTGGTATTCCTATTAAGATGGCAAAATTTTCTGACAGTGATGGTACCTTTAATTCAGACAATGAATATTTAACAATCATAAATACAGCTGCAGTTAAACGAATAGACTTACTAGAGTATTATGATTCAAGACAAAACATACTAGACATAGAAAGAAACACATTATTTTTATTATCAGAAGAACTAAAAAGATTTAAAAAAGAAAAAGGACTCAAAGACTTTAATGATTTATTATTAGATTATATTGAAAAAGAATCTGCCAATAGTTTTAAAGTATTATTTATTGATGAGGCACAAGACTTATCTTTAATACAATGGGAAATGGTAAGGAAGTTGTGGTCCAATGCAGAGAAAACTTACATCGCAGGTGATGATGACCAAGCAATATTTAAATGGGCAGGTGCAGATGTAGATCACTTCATAGCTTTAAAAGAAGAAGTTAATGATATAAAAATATTAGATCAATCATATCGTATACCTGGTGGACCCATACACGAATTATCTCAAAGAATAATTGGTCAAGTACAAAACAGGTTTGATAAAGAATATAAACCTAGAGATGAAGAAGGTATCTTAAGAAGATATTCTGATATTACACAAGTAGATATGAGTGAAGGTAATTGGTTAGTGTTATCTTCAGCCAATCATTTTTTAGATGATGCAAAAGATTTATGTGAATTACAAGGATGGTATTATCAATTCAAAGGTATCAACTCTGTACCTTTGAAATTATTACTGGCACTAAACAATTGGGAGCATTGGCGTAAAGGAGAAATGTTAAATCATCTTGAGATAAAAAATATCTATGAATACCTTGGATCAAATGTATTAGAAGGATTTAGAAAAGGTAAAACATTACACGCTGATGACAAATATAAAATTGAAGACTGTAAAGAAAAACACGGTCTGATAACCGATAAGGTTTGGTATGAATCTTTTGAAGGATTAGATACCATTACTGAAAACTACATTCGTAATATGAGGGCGAATGGAGAAACATTAAATAAAAATCCTCGTATAACAATGTCAACCATACACGGAGCGAAAGGAGGAGAAGCTGATAAAGTTTTATTGATGCAAGACTTAACCAACGCTGCACTCGAAACATTTAGTTATGACCCGGATGAATTACATAGATTATTTTATACCGGAGCGACGAGAGCGAAGCGTGAATTACACGTCTTGGACCCAAGAGATTTTAATCGAGCTTATATATTATGACCGAAGAACCAGCTGCTAGAAAAAGAGCAAGATTAGAGAAAATGAAAGGTAGACACAGAGCCAAAATTGAAATTTTAAATGAGATTTTAAATTGGATTGAACTTGGAAAAAGTTTTGAAGATATACAACATCATTGTAGTCTTAGTATAGATTACCACGATATGCAGGTAGAAGTTATAAAAGAACAGATTCGAAGTTTATTTGTACCAGAAGAAAATGGAGAAGTTTAATGAACTGTTGGCACTGTAACAAAGAATTAATTTGGGGTGGAGATCACGACACTGAAGATAATGAGGACTATGATATTGTAAGTAATTTATCTTGTCCTAACTGTCATACAGCTGTTGATGTTTGGCATCCATCTGAAAAATTAATAAAAGAATATAAAGATTATGAGGAGAAAAAAAATGACAAATAAAGAAATATTTAAGAAAGCTACTTATGATTCGTTAGATAAGCAGGTAGGTGGGAAGCACTACCAGAATATGAAAATTCAACCCGCAGAATTTATAAACGAAAACAAGTTGCTTTTTGCAGAAGGCAACGCTATAAAATATATCTGTAGACATCAATCGAAGGGAAAAGAAGAGGACGTGAGAAAAGCTATACACTATTTAGAGATGGTTCTTGAAAGGGACTACGAATGAGAAGCACCCAAATACCGTTGTTTACTCCAGAAACGGAATGGGTAATGCCAGATGAACTTAAAGATTTAAAAGGTCATAAGGAAATAGCAATCGATTTAGAAACAAATGATCCTCATTTAATTACTTTAGGGTCAGGTAATGTCACCGGTAGAGGGCACATTGCTGGCGTTGCGGTGGCCGTAGAAGGCTGGGCAGGATACTTTCCAATACATCACGAGTCTGGTGGAAATATGGACAAAAATTTAGTTTTGTCTTGGCTACAAGATGTGTGTAATCAACCTGATACTACCTTTATATTTCACAATGCAATGTATGATGTCTGTTGGTTAAGATCAGCAGGGGTTACTGTTAAGGGTAAAATAGTTGACACTATGATTGCAGCGTCTTTGATAGATGAGAACAGAATGTCTTATGCATTAAATACGTTAGCTAAATTTTATGTAGGAATTGGTAAAGACGAAAGTGTCTTAACTGCTGCAGCAAAAGAATATGGATTAGATCCTAAAAAAGATATGTGGAGATTACCTGCGCTTTTTGTTGGACAGTACGCGGAACGTGATGCGGAAGCTACCTTAAAACTTTGGCAAAGATTAAAAGTAGAATTATACAATCAAGAATTAATGGATGTCTTTACATTGGAGACAAAACTATTTCCTTGTTTAGTGGATATGAGATTCAAAGGTGTAAGAGTTGATTTAGACAAAGCAGCTAATATCAAAAAAAATCTTATGCAACGAGAGTCTAAAATTGTTAGTAAAATCAAAGACTTAACAGGAGTTAACGTAGAAATACACGCAGCTCGAAGTATCGCAAAAGCGTTTGACAATTTAAAACTTCCATATGATAGGACAGAAAAAAGTAATGAGCCTAGCTTTACTAAAAACTTTTTACAAAACCATCCACACGAATTACCAAAACTAATTGCGGATGCAAGAGAGATTAACAAAGCGCATACAACTTTTATAGATTCGATTACTAAACACGCAGTCGATGGAAGAATACACGCAGACATAAATCAAATACGATCAGACCAAGGTGGAACCGTGACAGGTAGATTCTCTATGAGCAATCCAAACTTACAGCAGATTCCAGCGAGGCATCCGGAACTCGGACCGATGATTAGATCTATTTTTATTCCAGAAGAGAAAACGGTTTGGGGATCGTTTGACTACTCACAACAAGAACCTAGAATTTTAGTACACTATGCAAAGTTACAAAACTTAAATGGTGTTGATGAAATTGTAGATGCATACAATGCAGGGGACGCAGACTTCCACCAGGTGGTTGCAGATATGGCAGGCATTGAACGTAAGCAGGCCAAAACAATTAACTTGGGTTTGATGTACGGTATGGGTAAAAATAAATTAATGGCAGAGCTAGGACTAATGAAAGATTCTGCAGAAAAATTAATAAAACAATATCATACTAAAGCACCATTTGTAAAACAACTGATGGACAATGTATCTCGTAAAGCAAATGATCGTGGTAAGATTAGAACTTTAGGTGGTCGGGCCTGTCATTTTGATTTATGGCAACCGGTACAGTTTGGAGTCTTTAAACCTTTACCACTTGAGATGGCTAGAAAAGAATATGATGAACCTTTGAAGCGTGCGTTTACTTATAAAGCTTTAAACAAATTAATACAAGGATCAGCAGCTGATATGACAAAAAAGTCTATGGTAGCACTATATGAAAATGGTATAATACCTCACATTCAAATTCACGATGAGGTGGATATCTCTGTTGAATCTGATAAAAAGGCAGAACAAATAATTAATATTATGGAGTCTGCGGTGGAACTACAAGTTCCAAACAAAGTTGATTATGAAAAAGGCAACAACTGGGGTGAAATTAAATAATGGCATACTTAAATGCAAACATACCAACTGTCTACGCACAAATTAGAAAGGAATATTTATATGATCTTAAAAAAGGCCACGGAGAAGTTGAAGAGTGTATTATCTTTGGTATTACTAGTATGGGGGGCCGTGCTATATTATTTCACGCTCTTATGGCTAACGGTGCAATATTTTATCGCCTACCAATTAGCGCGTTTATTCAAAAAGGATTTGACCCATCCGGAGTGCCCACAAGACGACTTGATGAATTGGAGCTTTGGAATTGTTTTTCTTATTATCCTACTGTCACTCATTGGTCTATCTTAAGCGCAGCTTCGGGTTATTATTTTGGTAAAGATAAAAAAAAACATCACGGTACATACTTATTTACTGTTGACTGGGGACACCCAGATGCTAATATACTAGATACCGATCATTCGGAAATACCGCACGAACATAAGTGCGCACACATAATTGCTTTAGACGAAGGCAATTTTGCAGCACAACCAAACAATAGATGTATTTGGGACCTACCTTCCTTTACCGTGAAAGATAACACTCCGGATTGGAAAGTACAAACTAACGAATGGAATGTAGAAGATAGCGGCAAGTGGCGAACATCAGACACGGACGACTTCTTTTACGAAATTGAGGAAAAAAAAGATGATTGATAAAATTAAAGATAAAGCAATACATTGTTGGATGAACCACAAAGTATGTGTAATTATAATTGCAGTTATATTAGCAGCAGCAATTATACTGTAGGTTTTGTGAATGAACATTGCAGAACTATTCAAAAAGAATTTTGTATTAGTACCGGTTATAGCATCTGTGCTGTTCGGGACGTTCACTGGCGTTAAGTACGTAGTTAATTTAACAGACACCATCAACGCAAATCAATCAGAAATTATAGATCTTAAAAGAGATTTAAAAGTTGCTGAAGATAAAATTACAGATCAAAACACAAGATTAACTTCTGCAGAGTCTACTTGGCAGATGGCAGAAAATTTATACAGACAACTAGCAGATCAAGTTAGAGAACACGATTACGATATAAAAGATTTAAACCGATAGGATTTATGAACAATGGAGTATTGCAGGATGGATTACAGATTTACAGCAATATTGATTTTATTATTCATAGGTCTAACTATGTTTGCAAAGCCAGCATATCCTAGAAATGACTATCTTAATAATGGTACTAATACTTGTAGTA